CATTCCGTCCCATCGCAGCTTATATTTATACTTTATATTCCTATAGCTTTTAGTGTCTATACTTATAGCAATATATTTCTAGGTATATAGCTAGTGCTATTTACTATTTTTACCTCTTTAAGATATTTATAACTATTAAAAGAGTTAATAATAAAGTACCACAGCCACAGGAAATAATTAAAGCTATAGGAATTCTAGAATGTGTGTGTCTAGCCAAAGCAGCCACATCGTGTTCGCGGGCACTTGCAGGAAATCTTGGAATTATCGAGCAGTCGTTAGATGTCTTTAGGCAAGACCAATGCAATGAGCCTTATCTCAAAAGCTTCATCATGACGAGTGAGTTCGTAGGATTCTGATTGTACTTAAAATTTACCTTACTGTCTGTAGTTAAAATTAATACTTCAATCAGCTCCAAATTATGTTGTTATACACACTGTTGACTTACGAAAATCTAACTTGTTGCCGACGTAAAAGTTAAAAGTATCAAATAAAATTGGGTAATTATCACTTTACTACAAACTAAGTCTCTTCCAGCAGATTATTGCAATTCTTCTATTTTTTCTATAAGATGGTCCACGTCATTTGGCCCATTACAAGTCATGGATCTGCCGTGTGGTTCCTTACATCTAAAAATTCACAGTGCAACTACCTTTAATGATTTTAAAAGCATAATTAGAGTAGGAACCAATCTCGCTCAACATAGCGCAATCAAGTAATATTTTCCAGAATGCCCGAAATCATATTTATGACACCTTTCAATTTTTGTTGCCACTAGTAATTATTATTCCCACTTGTAGTCAGGTAAAAACTAAGTGATTATTTTCCTACCTACAATTTTTCGCTTGAGTTATGTTATTACTCTGCTATACTGAATCAGTATTTTAAGAGGAATGGGTTACAGAAAACAACAAATTCATCTACATAATTTTATTATCCATTATACATTGTACATGTATATCGCTAGAAGATAAAACAGCTTTTCATTGAAGGACCGATGCAGCGTAGGATGGAACGTATGTCAACGTGCTCGCCAGCGATCTAAGTTCCACCATCAGTTTCCTCCTTTTCATTTCAGTTCTGAGTATCTCCCATTCTATTTGTGCCAAATTTTCTTTTTCAAGCAAACGCAATGTAAGATCACTTAGTCTCCCATCTAGGAACTCAATCTGCACGACAAGATTTTCAATCCTCGCTAGTTCAGCAATGCTAGGATGATGGGTCATGGTTGCGATGATACTGCGAAAAAATATGCATATTACAAGTAAACAGTAATGAAAGTAAATTTCTATTAAATACGGACGATATGGTCGGCTATTTTTCTCGTAGTTTTCCTTGGAACTTGTACAAATGCGATGGAATGATCAATTAGTGGGAACTGCCGACAGAGATTATTGAACAGAGTTATTAAATACGGAGGGAAAAACTTGCGCATAGCAAAAATTATTCAGGTGCATAGAATAGCATCGAACGAACGAGCGACTCACCTCGGTGTTGGAAGCCAAGTGGCAATTCAATTATTGAAACGACTGGGGCGTTCTGAATCAATCACTTGATTCATTCAATTTATTCAATTGCTAAATTGCCATTAATTTGCTATGGTTGAGTCTTGCATCTATACATAGTCTATAATGCATACTCTGTTTAGTAAAAGAATTGCTAACATAGTTATTTTAAATATTGAGTTAAAAACAATCACACAAAGTCATATCTGCATTGATTTTTTTATGATCATCAGTTTCACGATAATTATTTACGATCTTTGTATCGAAAATGTGTTAATTACATTGTTAAATATTCCCATTCCCTTAAAGATCGACAGATATTATTATAGCGAAGAATGAAGTTATTAAATAAAGACAAAAAAGCCAAACAACATTTTGGCGTTTGTAATTGTCAGCGTAAGTCATGCTGTTAGTTCATCGCCGTATACTTTCATTATGTTAGTGGGAAAATTATCTTCGGAAAACAAGAAAAACAACGAGTTTTTAATTATTTCTATATTACCATCATAAGTTGTACGTGTACACTTTAAAAATGGTAGAAGAATATCTTCAGCCAAGAACACGTCTAGCCGAAGCAGGAATGTGAGATAGTCTGCTTACTAGCGCTCTTAATTTCGCGACTCTCCTGACCCTTCTTTCTATGACCGCACATCTCTCGAATATTACGTTAGTTCGATTTGCTCTTGAATGACTGAGGCGCTCTAGGTACTGATTATCCCACTTGATTCTTTCGACGAGATTTTCGATCTCCCATAGTTCGGAGGGAGTAGGAGTATTAGTCATAGCTGCGATTGTGCTGTGAAAAAAAAATTAATTAGCCCAATAACAGCGAGTATGGGAACGATTTCTTTAGAAATTTTACAAATTAAGAAAATCGTCCTCGATCACTCTCAAATGAAGCATTATGATTGGGAGTACATCGATATGGTTTGTGAAAAACCATAAAGAATGTTAATTTAACTAAAGCATAGAAATAACGACTTACCTGGAGGCTGGAAGTAAAGCGAATAACAAATTATATGAGTGATTTGGTTATTTTATACCTTAATTAATTTATTCAATCATATTAAATCAGCTATTATATTTGTTTAATATTTGTTCAACGTGCTCAGATATAATCTTATTAACATATAAAATCCTGTTAAAAAATAATAAGCTTATTTATAATTGAAAGACAATACCAGGAAAAAAAAATTTATGACTTAAACGATCACTGTTTTATGACAATTATTTTACGATCGTCATTTGTTACATGGTTAATTGAATTACGAAAAATATTTGGTTAATTAATCAGTTGATTCGAAGAACGTCCTCTGATATAATCTTATTAATATACAAAATCGTATGAATAATCAATAAGCTGCTTAACAATTCAAATATTATACCGAAAATTTTTTTTTAATGACTTTTGAACAAGCGTTGTTGTACGATCATTATTTTACGATCTCCATTTGTCAGATTGTTTATTAGCTTGTAATAGTTGTTTTTGGTATCTCAACAATCGCTATATTTAAATAGTTCACAATAAATTAACGGAATTTAGGCACAGAGCATCCGGCTATACCCTGCTGTCCAAGCTTTTCGAGAACATAGTTGATGATTGCATATAATTGCATCTCTAACTGTTAACTTCACGAGATTCATCCTCTAGTCGAGATCATTCCAACGAATCCTATCAGATGGCACTTGTGGTCATTTTTCGATTATACGATCTTTCACTCTGATATACAAACCATACTTGCATTTCTATTTCCTCAGGACTTGCTTTGCGAGTACTATAGGTTCAGACCTATTGTACCAAGTTCACTAATTGCGATGAAAAAGTTGTTTCCGAAAAAAAATATCCACCACACATTTGGAACATATTTGGTGTTGAGGACCAACATCCTTCAAGGTCACACATTCGGGACATGACCCATTGCATTAGGCTTATTGAGAGGAATCCAACGATCCATGGATCGTCCGAAAATTCTTACTGGAAGTGCCCAAGTGGCACATGTGGCGGGTATGGCGGGTT